GTGTTGTACCATTCGCTAAAATATACGATTCTACGATACTTGCAACTAACCAAGGTTCAGTAAGAAGGGGAGCTGCTTCAGTTAACCTTAATGTTGACCACGAAGATTTCGAAGAGTGGTTAGAAATCAGAGAACCTAAAGGAGATGTAAATAGACAATCACTTAATCTACACCAATGTGCAGTTGTAGGTGATAAGTTTATGAGAAAACTCGAACAAGGAGAACCTGATGCGAGAAGAAAGTGGGGAAAATTACTACAAAAAAGAAAAGCAACTGGTGAACCATACATCATGTACAAAGGAAATGTAAACAAATCAAATCCTGATATGTACAAAAAAAATGGATTAAAAGTTCATATGACAAACATATGTTCTGAAATTACTTTACACACAGATGAGAACCATTCATTTGTTTGTTGTTTATCATCAGTAAATCTTGCTAAGTACAACGAGTGGAGAGATACTGATTTAGTTTATACAGCAACTTGGTTCTTAGATGGAGTACTTTCTGAGTTTATTCAAAAGGCTAAAAACATGAGAGGATTTGAAAATTCTGTTGCATCTGCTGAAAAAGGTAGAGCATTAGGATTAGGAGTTTTAGGATGGCACACTTACCTACAACAAAATGGTATTCCATTTGAAGGTATGGAAGCTCAATTCGAAACTCGTAAGATTTTTTCTCAGTTAAAGATAGAATCAGAAAGAGCATCAAGAGATATGGCAACCGAATATGGTGAACCTCTTTGGTGTAGAGAAAGTGGATTTAGAAATACTCACTTAAGAGCAGTTGCTCCAACAGTTAGTAACTCTAAATTAGCTGGAAACGTATCTGCTGGTATTGAACCTTGGGCGGCGAATGTATTCACCGAACAAACTGCAAAAGGAACTTTCATTAGAAAGAACAATGAGTTAGTAAAGGTTCTAAGAAAAGCAGGTATCAATAACAAAGATACTTGGGATAAAATAATGGAAGATGGTGGTTCGGTACAAGATATCAAAGAACTTGATAAGTGGTGTTACTTAGATAGTAAAATGGTATTATGTGAAGAAATCACTAATGGAGATAGAGAAAAAGTTTATCCTGTAAAAGATGTTTTCAGAACTTTCAAAGAAATCAATCAAATGGATTTAGTTAAACAAGCTGGTGTTAGACAACAATATATTGACCAAGGAGTTTCATTGAATTTAGCATTCCCATCCATTGCATCACCTAAATGGATTAATCAAGTAACTATGGAAGCTTGGAAACAAGGAATTAAGACGTTGTATTATATGAGAACTGAATCGGTTCTTAGAGGTGATATCGCAACAAGGGCAGTTGACCCTGATTGTGTTGCGTGTGATGGTTAATAATTTAATAATTAGGAGAAATTATGTTAGAAGTTAAAAAATTTTATGCAGAATGGTGTGGACCATGTAAAATGTTAACACCAATTATGGAACAAGTACAAGGAAAGTTTTCAGATGTATCATTTGAAAGTATTAATATTGATTCACAATTTGAAGTGGCTCAAAAATATTATGTTCGTTCAGTACCAACAGTTATCATAGAAAAAGACGGAAAAGAAGTACAAAGATTTGCTGGTTTACAATCAGAAATGGCATACTCAAATGCAATCAATGAATTAAAAAGTTAAAAAAGACTTGGATAATTCATTTTTTTTTCGTATATTTGTAAAACAAATTAAATTTATATATGGCAGGAATAAAATTCGTACACAAAGAAGAAAAACAGATTAAGTTAAAAGGTAAACCAAAAGTACCATTTAACAAAAGTAAAAAACTGAGCACGATGGATGGCTCACAATCATTATTTTATATTGAAACCGAAACTGCTTTCAAGATGAAACTTGATTCATTTGTAGATTTTACACAAAAACATCCACAATACGGTAATTACGCTCTAATTACTGTTCCAATCGAAAGAGTAGAAAAATAATATAAAAAATATGTCAAAAACCTTATGGTTTTTTAGCAATAGGTTACGAGGCGAATCTCATCCGAGAGCAAAACTTACCTCTGAACAAGTAATACAAATTAGAGACCTTCATTCCAAGGGATTCTCTACTAATGTTATTGCTCGAAACTTCAAAGTTTCTACATGGAATGTAGAAGAAATAGTAAAAAGAAAAACTTGGACACACTTATAAAACTTAAAAATTATGAATAAATATGATGAAAAAACACTCGAAACTAACTATAACAAGTTTATCGAGGCAATTAAAAAATCTTTCGAAGGTGAAAGATTAGAAAAACTCTTACATATGTACTCAATGGAAGAATTAGGGCCTAACCTAATGTTATCTCCAGCGAGTGGAAACGTAAACTACCACAACGCTTATGAAGGTGGGTATATCGACCATGTTATGAATGTAGCTAGAAATTCACTCAGAATGATGAAACTCTACAAAGAAGCAGGTGGTATTATTGATTTTACACAAGATGAATTATTATTTTCAGCTTTTCATCACGATTTAGGAAAGTTAGGAAGTAAAGGAAAAATTCATTATGTAGATAATCCTTCTGATTGGCATGTAAAAAATCAAGGTAAAGTATATGTTAGTAATTCAGAACTATCATATCTAACTCATACTGATAGAACTTTTTTCTTACTACAAGAATATGGAATCAAATATAATGAAAATGAATACTTTGGAATCAAACTAACTGATGGTATGTATGATGAAGATAATGTAAAATATTTTAAAGTATTTGACCCAAAAAATTATTTAAAATCAAATATACAATTTATACTCCATTGGGCTGACCATATGAGTACTTGTATTGAAAGAGATATTCAAAACGCTCCGTTTTAATATGTGTGGAATCATTGGTGGAAATAATTACAACTCATCTTCTATAAAAGATGGGTTGGATAAAATAATTCATAGAGGTAGAGATAACTCAACTATCGAACAAGTTGGGGATTTCTACTTTGCTCATAATAGATTATCTATACAAGATTTATCAGAAACAGCAAACCAACCATTTTGGAATGAGGATAAGACAGTTTGTTTAGTTTATAATGGTGAATTATGGGGAAGTGAACTTACCGATGAACTTAAGAGTAAAATAACAAGACCATTTAGAACAACTTCTGATACTGAGATTATACTTAATTCTTATTTAGAATTTGGAGTTGATTCATTTAAAGATTTGGATGGTATGTTTTCTTTTTGTATTATTGACACAAGAAATCAAACTACATATCTTGTTAGAGATTATATTGGTGAACTTCCATTTTGGTATTCTGTTGATAAAGTAACTAATAAATTGGCATTTTGTTCTGAAAAGAAAGGATTACCTCTTTCGGATATTTACAGAAAAAGTGTAAAGACTGTTTATCCTGGTACTTATGTTGAATACAATTATAAAACGTTAGAACATGATGTTAAAACTTACTATGAGTTACCAAAAGAAATTATAAATGATGATAGAGAAACTATTGTTAAAAGAATCAGAAAAGATTTAGAAGAAGCGGTAAGAGTAAAGATGATTTCAGATGTTCCTATTTGCACACTTCTAAGTGGAGGAATTGATTCTGTAATAACAACATATCTTTTATCCAAATTATATCCTAAATTAGAAGCATTTGTAGTAACAACGGATGGTGGTAGTGATATAAAGTTTGCAAGAATAGCAGCTAAAGAATTTGGTATTAAATTACATGAAATCCATATGACAAATCAAGAAATTATGGATTCAATTGATACTACGTTATATGTAACTGAACTGAAAAAATGGCAGAATGTAGGTAGTGCACTTGCAACTATTAAATTAGGTGAAGAAATAAACAAACATGGATTCAAAGTAGTGTTTAGTGGTGATTTATCTGATGAAATTTGGGGTAGTTATGGAATTGTAACAAGATTCTGTTATACAGAAGAATCATATGATAACGCAAGAAGAAAATTAATAAGGGAAGTACATAAAGGAAACTTTCCATCACAAAATCAATCTATGATGTGGGGTGGTACTGTTGAAATTAGAACTCCATATTCTTGGAGACCATTTGTAGAGTATTGTTTAAATATACCACCTATATATCAAACTGAAAAAGGATTGATGAAACCATTATTAAGAGATGCGTTTAAAGGTGAAATATCAGATGAACTTTTATATAGAAAGAAAGTTTGGTTTGCACAAGGAGCAGGAACATCAACTGATATTGAACAAGTTAAAGATACACTAAAAGAAAGATTAGATAATCAATTTCAATATAAGGATGATTTAAATATTAAAAAGTTTTGGGGTTAAATGTAATTAAAATAAAAGAAGAGGGAGAACAAATGGATAAGGTTATAGAAGAAACTATGGCCATTATCGATATGTATCCTGATATCTTTCCACATATGTACAAACAAGGATTTAAACTTGTTGGTAGAATTAAAAAAGGAAACTTAGTTCTACAAGATGGTGTAATGATTACATTTACACAATACTTACAAGGTGGTAAATTATCTCGAAACGCAACAACAATAAAGAAACCAAAAGATTTTATTATTCATCAGATTGCATCAGACCAAACTCAAAAGGGAGCAACTAAAAAGGTTTTAGATGAATTTGTTGATTATTGTAAATCTAAAGGAGCTGGTAATATATTATTAACTGTTCGAGCTTTCAACGAAAGGGCTCGTAAGTTCTATGAAAGATATGGATTTAAATACGATTCAGATATTCAATGGAACTCAAAAGAAACAGGTATAATACCAGGTGTAATTTATAGGTTACAATTAGAAAAAATAAAAAGTGATAAATTTTTTCAATTTTAGCTTGGATAATTCAAATAAATTTCGTATATTTACATAGTAAATAAGTTAAAACATTAAATAATAAAATATGATTGTAAATAAAAAATATCAGTTAGTAGATTTAGATGGGAATCCAATTGATATAGATGTAATTGTAGAAAAAAAACTACAACATAGTAGAATTGGAGATAGTTTGCTTTTTATTTTCGAAAATACAATTATTAACGATTTAAGAATCAATAGATATCTTAAAAAACTCAAAAAAAGTATTCAAAAAAGTATGGTTGGTGCAACTACAAATGGTA